CATTAGAAAAAGATAAGTAGGCTGTTTGGGTCTGATTATCAACTGCTGGTGGTATAACCGTCAAAGTTTTGCCTGTAGCTGTGTAGCCAGTACCTGTAATCTCGTTAGCCGTTGTTTCGCTATATGTCAGTGTATTTGGTCCAATAGTGGAAAACGACGTGTATAGAGCAATTTTATAGGTATAAGAGGTGCCAACAGCAAAATTCTCTAAACCGCTTAAACAGTTCTTTTTAAATACTGTGCACTGCCCTTGTTGAATAGCCATTATGGGTTAACCTTGATCTTAGCTTGCCCATCACGGTACGCATCACCACGTTCCAGACCAGTACCAAGGCGGTTGAGCTGTTGTAGTGCTTCCATATACTTATCTTCGTAGTACTTAACAAGATCCTGCTCGCCCTTCATAAAGAGCATTGCTTCCCGCATTGCACCATAAAACAACACTGGATCATAGTTATCGCCTAACCAACTTGTACCATCAGCGTTGTTAATTAAGCGTACAGTGACTGAGAAACCAAGGCCGGTACCGCCAATATAAGAAGAAGCAGCTGTAAGGCTATCTCCAACCGCATAAAACTGACCGCCGTTATTAATAGTAACCGCAGTAACCGCATTACCAGAAACAGTAATAGTCGCCGTAGCACCAGAGCCTTGACCCCCCGTCAATGGAACGTTAGGGTATACACCATTGGTATATGAAGAACCACCAGTAGGGGTGTTGTAACTAGCAACAGCACCTTGCACAATGGAGACTGGGTAATAAAAATAGTGCAGTTCTACGTTATAGCTATCGTCTGGTGTTGGCCCCATAATGAAAGATAATTCATTGGGGTTTGAGTATTGGGAACCAAACAAAGCGTAGTACTTAGGTATTCCAGTTGATGTCGGCGTTGGATAGGCTTCACGGATGAAGTTAACATCTTTATTTAGCAAATACTTATAGGATGTGTCTATGTCAATAACTGCCATCGAATACGTAGATAAATAGTCATTAGGGCACGACAAGTACTTATTGCCTTGCGTAACTGTACCCGTCACGTTTTTGCGTAACGCAGGTATCTGAACTGAGTTGTATATGCGATCTTCGGCTTCTTGAACAAAGCGCGAGATGTTAGATACAAATAGCGACTCCGTATTCTCAGAGTAGTCCTGAATCGCTTGGTACAGTTGTACGTAGTTCAAATCTATTCCTTAAGCCATTGGCCCACGAGCCATAGTGCCCTTAGTTGCAGCGCCGGTGCCACGAATTTTAATACCGGAAGTCTTAACTTCATTCATCTGGCTCTTGCTAATACCGGCAACAGAGATCTTTAACTCATCCATTGCGTTACCTTTTTTAACAACGCCACTCATGCCATCAGCAACGGAAGTACCGTTCTTAGCATATTTTTCTGCAGGTTTGTTTTCGATAGCCATGATTAACGACCTCTTTGGTTAGCTACACGGGCTAAGTTACGACCCATAGATTTTAAAGAATCATTGGTAACAGACTTACCGCCTTTACCTTTAGCGCCAGTTTGAATACCGATGCTTGGGCCTGAGTCCCCTAGATTTTTGCCTTTGGTTTTACCTTTTTGGGTAACGCCGTCTGCGCCTGATTTGAAAGTCATGTTGCTTCTCCTATGTTGTAGATACTGATACTGTACCTACTTGTCCTACTGCAATCAAGTAATTTGGTGTTAAAACGCTATCAAAACTACTAGCACCACCAACTGGGCCCCACGCCCATTGAAACACCCTACTACCCTGCGTTGGATCGCCAAACCCATCTAGGGCGGCGCCATCGTTTTGATTCAACTGCAAGCCTGTATAACCAGCTTGGTAGTACGTATTATCTGGTCTTGGATTGCGCAGTGCTTGCGGATCGTCAACAGGGTACATACCTAACTGCAACTGCGGCTGATCTGGGTCCCAACAAGTAGGGCACACCATTAAATCGTACTTTTTGGTCTTAATAACTTCTGTTCTTAAGACCTTTAACTTAAACCGAAACCCGCAGCGATCGCACTGCGATATTGCCCATTTACCTGAAGCGAACTGGTTTGCCACAGCCTACTCCTAGGTAATATACATACGACGTGGCACAAAGCGAATAGCCGACTTATCTACGTCTTCTGCCGCTGCATTTGTCCAAGTCTCATCATACTGTTGCTTTAATATCGGTAAGCGAGCATCAGCCCCCGGAATCTTTAACGCCATGTAATATGCCAAACCAGCTACTAGACAAGGCAAGAAGCGGAACGGGATGTCCATTGTATTAGAACCATCGCCAGCATTGTGAACACGACGCATCCGCCAGTACACAAACGTGTAATACGGGTCTTGGGCTGTTCCTTGGTCTGGGGTAGGCCAGACTACTATCTTAGGATTATCAGAGCCTGCAGGGGGCGTAGAAGAGCTTGTACCATCATATACTGCTCCAGACTGACGATTCACCCATACTTGGATTGGTCTAGCTTGCTGCAACTTGTTTGGGATAGTAGCGTATGTTGAGACAGAGATACGCGTTATGGTTAAGTCTGCCTGTGTATTCTGAACACCCGGGTTAGTGCGAACAACGTGCTCTAGTAAATCAACAGTGTCATTCGGTAAGTCATACGTGTTTACGCCTTGAATCATGGGGATCGAGCCTTGCTCAATCGTCCACATGTTAATACCACGGTTAGCCCAATCTGCAAACAGTAGGTTGAGGGAGCGGCGCGCAGTACGTAAGTCATACCCTGTGCGTAACTCTGAACCACAACGCTCAAAAGACTCTTCGACTATTTCGGAAAGGTCTAGATTAAAGTCTGCTTGTGAAACTACGGTCATTTCTTTGCCTTAGTTTTCTTTTTGGCTACGGTTTTTTTAGTTGCTACTTTTGTAGCAACAGGTTTTTTAACTGCAGGCTTCTTTTTAAGCGCAGGTTCTACCGGAGTAAAGTCAAACTGCACTTCTACTTCCGGCTTTTTAAATAAGTTAAACAACCAACTAACGGCGAAGTTCATTATATGTAGCGTCCTTTAGTTTTACCTTTAACCGCGCAACCATCTGCACGGCTTGAGGCAGATGATACCTTACCGCCTTTTTTCATAGGCTTTATACCACGAGTAGATTCTCTTTGATACTCATCAGCCACATCACTAATGCGTTCCGTACCTTCTTTAACCCTTTTTTTAGCCATGTCACTTGGATTATCTAGTGGGTATGTAACATCAGACGCACCGCTAAAATCTGGATTTTTACCACGAGCCATAGCTGCTTTTTCTAAAGCATCAGGAAGTTTGCTTGAAGCCCCATACAAACCTTGTTGTACTTGACGAGCTTTTAAAGGAACGTGTTTGCCTAAGCGTTCTACATCATCACTCATTTTTTAAGTCCTTTTAAGGTTTCCGCCAGTCTAGCCCGCTTACCCACCTTGCCGGGCTTCTTTGCAGCTGCAGCTAATTTAGCTGACGGAATAGGTTTTCCGGGTTTAGCCCCAAGCTCAGCACGTAAAGCACCGGGCTTTTTAATAGCGCCAGCAATCCAATTCTTAGTAGCCATTACTTTCTAACCTTTTTAGTCTTGCCCCCAGCAGAATACATATCAGAGGCAGTTAATGAACCGGGTTTAGCCAGTAGTTTCTTAGCCATAGCAGCGGCTGTGCCGCCTTTAGTTGTAGTAACGTTATTGCTTACTTTGCCACCCTTAGCAAACTGCGTGAAATCGGTATTATCCCTACGGGCTTTTTTAACCCCTTTAGGCATTTTGCTAGGCATGATGTCACCCATTCCACGAGAAACTTTCATTTAGCAGATCTTTCCTTTAGTCTTGCCTTTAACAGCAATACCGTCAGCGGAACGAACAAAACCACCGCTAGCCATACACTTAGCCATGCCGCCTTTTTTCATTTTCTTTTCGCCTTCTTCACCTTTAGCATACTGCATAGGAGAAATCTTGCCTGATTTAATTGCGTTGCCTTCAGCAAGTTCTTCTTTAAAAGATTCTTTGCCTTTGAAAAGTTTTTTTAAATTAGCCTTAGCCATGCCACCACTCCTAAATTTACGGCCTTTATCGGCCTGATTAAAATCCTGCCCCACGGACTGTGGAATTCCTACCTTCTTAGCAAATGCGGGGTTATGCGCAACTGCAGCCATCAGGTGGGCTTGTTTCTTACTTACACTTGGCATTTTACTTCCAATGGTTCATAAAAAAGTTCACTATATACATACCGCCAGTAGCAAGTGCTGTCCAAACTAAGCCTGCTAAAGACTTCTCAATAATAGCTTTACGTAAACTTGCACGCTCAGCTTCTGCTTGAATCGCCATACGCACCCAATGCACTTCTTCAGAACTTAGTGGATGTGCTTCAACTGCTTCACTTACCGCATCTTTAACTAGTTGAATTAACTCTAGCTTTGTTTGATCATCTAAAGTCATTTAGCATTTCCACGCACGTAAAGATTTGTTAATTCTACTATCTGGATCTTTAGCAGTTTTGGACGATGTGAGTTTCTTTTTCATACCTTCCATTCTTGCACAAAAAGATTTCTTGCGCGATCCACCCTCGGGCTGAGGGGCTTTTAAACCCGGTTTCCCCGGGTTCGCCTTGTTGTACGAAGCTCGGCCTTTGGCATTCAACCCACCATTCGGATTTTTGCC